GACGGAAAACGGGCGGATAGAGATGATAGTCGGCCAGCTCAACCGGATCGAGGATAAGCTCGACCGCGTGATCGAAGAGACGCACGATGATTTCGACAAGGTACATAGCCGCATCAACAAGGTCGAGAGCCGCGTTTCACGCATTGAGGGCATTGGTGGTGCGCTCCAGGTCGTATGGGGCGGGTTGATCGCGTTCTTAAGCAGGAGGTGGCAATGATGCACTCCATCGAAGATCAGTTGATCTTGCACGAGGGGCTCCGACTCAAACCCTACCGCTGCACGGCAGGGAAGCTTACGATCGGCGTCGGCAGGAATCTGGAGGACAAGGGCATATCGCACGATGAGGCCATGCTCCTTCTGCGCAACGACATTGCTGAGGTCACGGCACAATTGGAACGATTCGACTGGTTCCGAGCGTTAGGACCGATCAGGAGAAAAGTGCTCATCGATATGTGTTTCAACCTAGGCATGGCCGGGCTGCTAGGGTTTCAGAAAATGATCGAGGCGTTGAAGCAGGGTGACTACGAGGCAGCTGCGGACGAGATGGTGTACAGCAGATGGTATCGACAAGTAGGCGAAAGAGGGCGACGGCTGGAACGGATGATGAGAACAGGAGAGGATTACTAAGACTCAAGGATCATATTTTGTATCGGGGGGTAAGCAGAGATGATATTGAGAACAAGAGTCAGAGGTATCACCATAGTTCTAGTTGTGCTGGCGATGCTGGCGATGCTGGCGCTGGTGACGACGGCCGTACTGGCTACGGAGGCCGTAGAGAACGGCGATCCGTGGGAAGGGCTTGTTGTGACGTTCGGTGGGATCACCATCGCCTGGGCGTCGGCTCAGATGGGGCTGTTGCAACTGCTCAAGGGTATCAAGATTGGAGATAAGCCCCTGCTCGGCAGCCCTGGCTTGATCTGGCTGGCTAACGCGGTGCTTGGTGTGCTAGGCATGGTGCTAGCAGCCACACAGGCAGGCACACCGTGGCCTGGTGCCCTAGTTCAGGCGATAATAGCTGTGTTTGCGGCCTCGGGTGAGTTTGAAGCTCTGAAGAGGGTTGGTGCCGTCTCGGGAAACTCACAGACCTCATCAACATCGTCCTAGCCGCCTGCGGTGTGAAGCCGGAGCCGATGGACCACAGCCGGCAACACATTCGCAACGCTGCTAGGCGTAGGAGGAGGTGAGCGATTGGCGCAGACACCAATAGACCAATGGAGCGGTGAGCGGTTGCAGGCCCTGAGAGATCAGGGCCTTTCATATGATCAGATCACAGAGCGCACTGGGCTAACGTATTCGCAGCTGCAGAACCGGCTATACAGGCACAGACTCAAACAAAGAGAGCAGATGGAGGCTCAACAACAACCCTTACCAGACCGTCTCCTATCCCTACTGACCAAGCACAAGCGCACAGGTATTGGGCTAGACGAGCTGACTGACACATTAGGAGTCTCCAGGCGTGTTCTCATGGCAGTGGCGCAAAACCTCTCAGATCAGGGTTATACCATTACCGAGGCCGGAGGTACCCTGCTCCTTGTTACGACTGTGGAACCCACCACCAACGAGCACACCGACGATTGGGACGGGCGGCGAGTGATCCGTTTCGGCGTCGCTTCAGACACGCACTTGGGAAGCAAATACCAGCAGATCACCCACCTCAATCACTTCTATGACATCTGCGAGCGAGAAGAGGTCCCTGTTGTCTATGTGCCAGGTGACCTCTCAGAGGGCATATACTCTCGTAGGCCAGGCCACATACATGAGCGGTTTCTCCACTCGGCGGACGAGCAGGAGCAATACATTATCGATCACTGGCCTCGGCGCAAGGGCATCCGGACTCGTTTTATCCTGGGCAATCATGACGCCACGCATATCCAGAACTCCGGACATGACATCGGGAAAGCGATCCATATCGCCCGGGAGGATATGGACTATTTGGGACAGCTCAACGCCCGTATTTACCTTACGCCTAACTGCATCTTGGAGTTGAATCACCCGCTTGACGGCGCCGCATACGCCCTCAGCTATAGCCTGCAGAAATACATCGAGTCCATGCAGGGCGGTACAAAGCCGAACATCCTTTTGAACGGTCACCACCACAAGGCGATGTATCTGTTCTATCGCAACGTCCATGCGTTCGAGGTGGGCACGTTCCAGGCTCAGTCGAGTTGGATGAAGGGGAAGCGGTTGGCGGCACACATGGGCGGCTGGATCATCCAGGTGACAGTTGACCGAGAGGGCACAATCGAACGATGTGACAACACGTTCATTCCGTATTACAAAGTGATCGAGCATGACTATTAAGGGAAGAGAGGCTTGTGGTTATCGCTGTTGACTTCAATAGGAGTATAAGGAGGCGAAGTCGTTGAGACGATATAGAGGCATTACCATCGTGCTGGTGGCTTTGATCGTAGCTCTCATGGTCGCCACATGCATGGCCGGGGAGCTGACCGGGGCCAGCACCTATGGTGCCCGGTGGGACGCAGGGGAGTGGATCGTGTCAAGCGGTACCACGCTGGACTATGAAGTGGTCACAGATCTATATATCACTTTGGATCTATGGACTGACTATCCACTACGATCGCAGCCGGCTAGCCGCTACGAACTTAGTGTCAACTACTACCCAAGCTTCTGGGTGCTACGGGGTTGGTGCATTAGTGCTGGCGGCATCTATCGAGCCACAAGTGGACCAGTATACTTCCTCGAACTCTCGAAACCGCTCCAGTGGCCACCTGGCTGGCTCCGCACCGTATGGGGCTGGTTTCGGAGGGAGTAAGTGAGCCTGGGCCTAGTGCCCAGGCTATCTTTATGTACCGATCTGATCGATCCTGCTAGGACGTCTCTCTAGCTTCGTGAGGGTGATCCTGCCCCTCGCCACCGATCACCTGGCAGTCTGGCGCTTGATCGGCGGCCAAAAACCTCTCAAGGTACCTCAACTCTCGCTCGCTCAGCAACCTCAAATTGGGGCAGGCAAATGGGAGCAGCGCCTGGATTCGTCGAGCGATCTCCGATTTAAACTCGGGTCTGCCTGGCCTGCCTTGTCTTCTCACGTTATCACCTCATTCTCCTCTCACTTCCATTATACTATCTACCTTGGGCGGCCTCCAGTTTCATGCCATCCACGATGTGGCTGACCACATCGGTCTTAGCCTTCAGGGCGGCGTACACTTTCTCGTCCACTGTGTCGTTGGCGATCAGGTGGTAGAACCGCACCGGTCGGGTCTGGCCAGGCCGGTTGATGCGACGACGGCTCTGGTCGTAATCTCCCAGCGAGAACCCTAGCGAGTAGTAAACGCAATAGCAGGCCCGGGTGAGGTCCACACCAGCGCCGCCGGCCCGGATTTGGACAGCGATCACACCGGCTGGACGATCGCCGGGGCGCTCGGTCTTCCAATCCTCAAGCTGGTTAATCCGTCCGGACAATTCGTAGTAGCGGCGGCCGGCGGCCTCCACTTTCTGACGGATAGAATCAGCGTCGTGAGTAAACCGGAAGAATACCACCAAGGGCTCATGGGCCGGGAGGTCCTCTAACAGGTCTGCCAGCAGCTCCTGCTTGCCGGTGTCGATCTGCTGCAGGTTAATGGTGCCGTCCTCATCGTCCTCTACCGGCAGGAATCCAGAGGTAATCTGCTGCAACCGTAGGAGCCGGGTCAAGGCATTGGCGACTGTCACCTTGCCGGACCCAACACCAGCAACCATGTCCCTGTACAGCTTGGTGTATATCTTCCGGGCGGAATTGCTGAGATCGAATCGGCGCTCCTCATCCATCTCTGGCGGCAGGTCCAGAACATCGCCGGTCCGGACCCGGAAGGCGATCGAATACATCCGCTCCTGGAACTCTTGATCCAGTTTTGGGTTATAGTAGAGATTTGGCTGGCCGTTCGGCAGGGTAGGGCTGATCCGGTAGGCAATCACTTGGTAGCCGCCATACCCACCCATAACGGCGTACCGATTCCGGAAAGCGCTAAAGTTGGTACCAAATATTCCTGGGTCCAGGAAGCGGTACTGGGCATATACGTCCAACGGGCTGTTATGTGCTGGCGTCCCAGTCAAGGCCATCCGATATGGCACCCGCTTGCCAAGAGCAGTACAGTAAAGGCTAACCCGGGAGCCGGGACTCTTGATTCGATGAGATTCATCCAGCACTACACAGTCCAGTCCAGCCTGCTTTAAGAAAGATCCCAGCGGTTCACGCCAGACGCTCTCGTAATTTACCACCAAGATGACTGGCCTGCCGACCTCCTTCGCCTGGGCCAGAGCAGCCTTAGCCTGCTCCATCTTCTTGCTGGCGGTAGATCCGTCCAGGATCACTACGTCGATAGGGATATAGGAGTACATCGGCACCTGCCGGGCCCAGACGTCTGCCATGGCAGACTTGGGACAAACCACTAGAACCCGCTTGTGGTTCCGGTTGGCGATCAGGTCCACCGCCACCTTAGTCTTGCCGGACCCCATCTCCATAAATAGCCCTACGGCAGGCAGATTCTTGGCGAATTGGAATGCTCGCTTCTGGTGGGTCCAGGAGGGGGTACCGCTGGGATGGTCTGGCAGCTCCTCATCGCTCATCTGTTTGGCGGCGGCGGCTTTAGTGATGATGCTGGCCATCGCCAGGACGTCAGGGTGAATGTACTCACTTTGGATGTGCTTGGCAATGGCAGCAGCCACCGCCGGTGTCGCCGGATATTCCCAGGCCCGTAGCTCCCTGTTCCATCGGGCACTTGGGATGCTCTTAGCGATGTGGTTCATCTCGAACAGGCACCACCAGTAGATCCGACCATCCCGGCAGATGACGAAGTATTCAGGCCGGGTAGTATTCTTGGCCTCGTTCATGTCCTTCATCTCGCTTACCTCCATGATCCCGATATTCCCAAGGCGGATCAGTATAAATTATTTGATATTTCTTCAACTTTGTAGAGGGGAGGCCATTGGCCTCCCCTTTTAGTTTAGGCGCGGGCGATTTCAATGATCCGGTAATTCAGCTGCGGAGGCGCTAGGCCTCCTCCCGGACCACTTCCATATAGGCTTCCCCGTATCTGAGGAAGCCTTGGACTTCCAGTAGACCTGCAAGTGACGCGCCACCCATGAGCCCCATGTCCACAGCAGTCAGAGACTCGTCGTCTGGGAGAAGGTGTGCCTCCCAGAGGACCTCTTCAAATGCCTCGATGGCTTCTTCGGGAAAACCGATGATCTCCCGATCGGTGATGTTAGGGACGTGGATTTTGAATTTCATTTTTCTTCTCCTCCTTCGCGATTGTCCTCGCTGCGGCGTTCCATCGCGCGGACAATCTGCATTACCCGACGCTGGTGCTTGGCGTTATCTGCTGCTGATATACTGCTATCGTCAAATCTGACTTCTATACCTTCGCGTATCAGCGCCGCTGCTATTTCGTCTGGGTCAAGCTTCGAGAAGCTGCATAAATACTGTACAACGCTATAACGTGTCCACTGTTTAACCTTGCCGGGCTGTGTGTCATCGGTCATCACCAGATAGCGCTTGTATACCTCTACTAGTTTCTTCAACCTTTTGGCGGCTTCTTTCCTTGTCATTTTCTTGTCATTCCTCTTTCTTGGTATTTTGCCGGGATAGGCTCCCGGCGGGCCTCATTGTCATTTTATGAGTGAACGATTTCGATGATACCATACTTGCTGTTCTTGTAAAGGCTGACGGTTTTGCCAGCGTTCTTACCGGATTGCCTGTTTTCAATGGTCTTCCAAAACTCGAATGTTGCCTCGTCGTTCATGTAATACTCCCGAGTGACCTTACCGTTTGTTACGTATTTAATGTGTGTCATGTGAACCCGGATAGACTTTTTATTGACCTTAACAATTTTTCCTGTAATGAATTCCTCCTGGATGAGTATGCCGTCGATTGTGCTTCCCTTGTGAATTTCCACCATCTTGTTAATCATCATTTTTATTCCTCCTTATCTTTTCTACTTTTATTATACCACAGGTTGTGTATCTTTGTCAAGTATTTATTTGACATCTCTTCCATTTTTATTATATCACAGATCGTATATCTTTGTCAAGTATTTATTTGACATCTCTTCCATTTTTATTATATCACAGAT